TAACGAAAACTTTAGAAACTCTATCAATAGTCTTGTATCAACATTAGGTAGTGCATTAATGCCAATCTTAAAAGTTGTAGGAAATCTATTTGAAACTGTGTTAAAAGCGATTATGCCACTTGTTGATATCTTAGGAAATCAACTTGCAATGCAAATCCAATTCCTAGTTACAGCACTAGCACCATTCATCCAAGTGTTAACAAATGTATTAGTGCCTGTATTAAACGTTGTATTTAGCGTTTTACAAACAGTACTAGGATTTATACTCGGTCCACTTTCAAAAGGTTTTAAACTCATGTCAGACCTATATATTGGATTGTTTAAAGGTATACAAGAGTTTATTCAAAAAGTTATGGACTACGTTTCGGTTGGAGTTAATAAGGCAATTGACTTTATAAATGAAATTATTAGAAACATTAACAAGATTGGAGACAAGCTTGGATTTACTATTTCAGAGATAGAAAATGTTAAGCTTCAGCTTGAAACTGGAGAGTTACCAGTACAGGAAACAAGTATCAATACAGATGCAAACGTTCCAGTAAATCAAGCAATTAATAACAATACAAATCAGCAAATTAATAACAATAACATTCAAACAACTACAGATAATTCGACAAGAAATATTACTATAGAACCAGGAGCTATTGTTATTCAAAATTATTCAGAAAATTTAGACTATGAAGAAATGTCAGAAAAGATTGTTATTGAATTAGCTAAAAATTACTAAGGGGTTTATTATGTACAGAAAATTTAAGTTATGGAATAGCAAATTTAATCAAAGTTTTGATTTATCTGAAGGATCTATCAAAGTGTCAGATGTTTCAGGACTAGGAAACAAATATCAAAACATCACTTCACAAAATCATGTCATAAAATCATTTTTAAACAAGAAAAACAGTTTTTTAGATATTAAATTGAAACTACATTTTGGGATAAAAAGTAATGCTTATAGTGATTATAAGAGCTTGCTGGATTTTATATCTGATAATTCGGAATCAAACTTGAGTTTAGAATATGATTTTAATGATAGAAAATTATATGTAGATGTTTTGATTAAAGATGCTCCAAAATCTCAAAAAGATGAACATGGAACTATAGTTGAAGACTTTATATTTGAAAGAATATCACCATTTTACACTTTAGAAACCTATGAAAATATATCAAGTGTTGTTATCGAAAACAACTATAGTGATGAAATGTTACCTATTATAGAAGTTATTGGACCGACAGTTGAAAACACCGTTATAGTCTCATCCAATATCAAGAAAAATGATAATTATATACTAGGCGTTCAATCTATAGCACAATCCAATGGTCTATTAGTAAGAACTGATGCTGCAACTGGATTATCATATCAAATTATAGATGATGGAGATTATACTTATGCGGTATCACAACTAGATCATCTATATCCTTTTTCTGAAATTAAAGATGTGGTTGATGAACAAGGCAATGTTTTTGTAAGAATTCCCAAATTTTATGCCTATAGAACAGCAACTGAGCTTAAGATATCTAAGTATAAACAAAATGAAAATTGGTTTGATCCCTTTGATGGTGATGATTATATTGATATAGGGAAATATAAAGGGGTTGAAAACAACTCAAAGATTGAAAGTTTATCAGGTATCTTGCCTAGAACATCTATAAATATAACAGATTTTAGAACTAAATGCCGATTAAATGGTGTAGGCTATGGGCAGTCTGATATATGGTCAGATTGGATCATAACATCATTGATATATATCATGTTTGCAACCACAAACACACAATCCATATTTCAAGGTAGAGTTTCTTTTGATTCAAAAATTGAAACAGGCAATACCGACTATATTAAATATAAGAACGGAATGGATAAAGCAACTGGGCAACATAAAATATTTGGTATAGAAGATTTATGGGGTCACGTTTGGGAATTTATAGATGGGGTCAACTTCTTAGAAGAACAAATTCTAATTTGCCGAGATCCTGATAAATATGACAGCATAAATATCACCGCTGACTATGAATATTTCGGTGATAGACCAATGACAAACGGATATGTGACAGAAATGACATTTAACCCAGCTTATCCAAACTTTCAGTTTCCTAAAACTTTAGGTGGTTCATCATCAATATACTATGCAGATTATTATTATCAAGAAACAGGACAAAGAATTGCATTTAAGGGTGGCTCTTGGTCGTATGGTTTGCTTGCGGGCCTTTCGTATTGGTATTCGTACTATTCGGCTTCGAGCGCGTACTCGGGCATTGGCGGTCGCCTTCTAAGAAGACCTTCTTAGGGGGTTGTAAGGGGGAGCGTCCCCTTTACACTAATTAAAACAAGTTTATATTTTGGGTATAATGTGCTGCCAGTGGCAATTGGTCGAATGGTTTGAATGCGGGCCTTTCGTATTGGAATTCGAACAATTCGGCTTCGAACACGAACTCGAACATTGGCGGTCGCACACTTTTACAAATGAATTAAAAAAATACTGGCGCATTATATCCGTAGCCCTAGCTAAAAAACACTCATGAAGGGACACGTTAGTAACTTAAATGTTGAAAAGGTGTTAAGAGTAAAAGAAGGAAAACATATGAAAAGAATAGGTTATGTATACGAAAAGATATGCCACATAGATAATATTAAACTTGCGATAAAAAAGTCCGCTAAAGGTAAAACAAAGAAAAGAGCAGTGAAAGTCATTTTAGATAATTTGGAATACTATGCAAATGAAATTCAAAATATGCTCAAATCTAAGACCTACAAGTTAAGCAAAAACTATACCAAAAGAATTAATGATGGGCCGAGAAATAAACAAAGAATTATAACAGTACCAAAATATTATCCAGATCAAATTATTCATTGGGCTCTAATGATTCCACTTCAAGAAATTATTGAAAAGAGTATGTATTATTATTCTTGTGGTTCTATGCCAAACAAGGGTATCCATCATGCCAGAAAGTACGTAGAAAAAGTATTAAAAGAAAAACCTACATATGCCTTAAAAATGGATATTAAAAAGTTTTTTCCGAGTGTTTCAAATGAAAAAATGAAACAATTGTTTAGAAAGAAAATTAAGTGTAATGATACATTGCGGCTCATCAATAGCATCATAGATAATGGTGGAGAAGGGTTGCCAATTGGGTATTACACATCACAATGGTTTAGCAATTTTTACCTAAATGATTTAGACCACTTTATAAAAGAAGTTCTTAAAGTTAAATACTATGTAAGATATGTTGATGATATGATTCTGTTTGATAACAACAAAAGAAAACTCCATCAGTTTAAAGGCATCATAGAAGAGTATTTAGTCATGCATGATTTTGATTTAAGAATCAAAGACAACTGGCAAGTTTTTAAAATTAAACCAAGAGGAATTGATTTTGTAGGATATAAGATAACTGAAAATGAAACAAGACTTAGAAAACATATTTTCATCAGATTAAATCGCAAGGTTAATAAAACTAAAAGAAAAATCAATTATCATAATGCAACTTCTTTAATATCTATGATTGGATGGCTAAAACATACAACATATGGTCAGAGTTATATTGACAATAAAATCAATAATGAGCTGAGAATTAACGATGTAAAAAAATATATTGGGCAGGTGAACAAGAATGAAGTACTTAGCTAAAGTCATGGGAGAATACCCACAATCAAAAAAAGTAGTACAACTAGATAATACGGTTTTCATTCATAATAACATAACACCTGTTGTTCTCGAAGAAGATGAAAACACTCAACTATTTGAATATTCGGAATGGCAACTAAGCATCGATGAATATGAGCATATTCTAGAATTAAAAAAAAGCATCGAGCAAAGTTTAATTACACAAGATCAAATAACTTCAGATCAATTTAATATCATACAAATATTATCTTCAGGTGGTGAGTAGTATGGATATAATATTAAACTCAGTTATATATAAAGACACTGTAATCAAAAAAAATTTATTAGCCGATGAAAAATTTGTAATTGATAGTGAAAACACTGAAATTTATTATGGCACAAACTCAAAAACAAATGGATATCATTTTCTAGATATGCAAAATAATACTTTTATAAAATGTCCAAAAGGGCAAAATCTCATTCAAATACAACAAGATAGTGTGAAAATGAATGTCAAAGTAAAGAAATGGGTGATTGACTAATGTATGCAGTTATATATGGAACCACTAAAATATCAAACGTTAGAGTAAGTACAGCAATCATTAAGGATGTTAAAGCTAAACTTGAAGAACGCGTATACGATCTAGATTCTCACGATTTAAGAGGAGCTGTTTCAACCGATATAACAGATGCAATTATTTATACGCTTTATGACAATGAAAATAACATTATTAATAGCGGATTTATCAAAAATCTAACTCTAGAAGATGATATCTGCAAATTTAAAGGCGAGGATCTAAAAAAAATATTTGATACTGATGTATTATTAGATTTTTCAAATGGCGTGCAGGATTTGACATTGAGTAATATATTTCAAAAAACATGCGATGCAGTGAGTTTAGATAATGATTATAACATTAACCTAAACTTTCAAATTGATGAAGACTTAACAGATACAAAAGCCATTGCTGATTATACTGGAGAATATATCATAGTTAATGCACTCAAATTCTTAAAAGTATATTTAGCTTATTATGGATATTATATGAGCGTTTCTTACATTCCTACAAATGACACAATTAATATAGGATTTTATAAAAACAAACAAAAAATAGATATTAAGCTCATTGATTTTTCTCATGAAAGAACTTTAAATGATATCAAAGTTAATAGAACGATTGCTACTATATCTTTTGATACAAAAAGCGATGAACAATCTCATTTATGGGAAGTATCGACAGAAGGATATTATGATTCTATAATCAATAACAAAGGTATTGTAATAGGAGATGAACTACCTAGAGCAGAAGATTATGCATTTGATTATGCATTAAAACTTTTGAAAAATGCTGCTTTTGTACAAGCAACAGAAAATGATTTTAATCAAGCAAATATTAAGAGATATATAAGTATAGATGCTATAGGAACCCAAATTGCTGGTAATTGGGTAATATATCAAGACCCGAATGGTCTTTTATATAAAACAACTCCGATTCCACCAGGTGATCCAGGAGCATTATGCTACACAAAAAACAATTATGCGATAGTTCCTGATGATGGAGGACCATATATACCAGAATATTGGATCTGCGAAGGCTTTGTACCTAAACAATGTACACTAGATATGCCATCATTACAGGACTCAATCAAATCAATCAGAAAAAATCCTGAAGAATATACATTTGGTACCGTATTTAGAATAGGGTACACAGATGGAGTACAGGATTGTGGTGTTTATAATTATGTAAAAATAACCTATGATGCTCCCAAATACTACAAAAAAATAGGCACATACAATGTAGCGAGACCTAATCTACCTAAAAAGACTTACTCATTAGGTAAAGATAATCAAATATACGAGGGTTATGCACCAGATGATAAGAAATTATATCCAATTGTTACCAAGTTATTTGAATCTCAATTTCTAGCAGATGCTCAATTTAATGCAATTTATCAACTTATAAACAATAGATGGGTTGAAAATATTATTATTGATAATACAAAAGCGCCATTGAGTCTTGAAAACTACCAATTCTTAACAATGATTACCGTTTATGATAAAGATGGATATTTTAAGGAATTACCTATTACTGAAAAACTATCTACTTTAGAAGATAATCATAAGATAACTAAAACAAAGCTTGGATTTAAAAAAACATCATTTATAGAAATTATTAAAAATGATGTTAAGGAATCGGAAACAATTACAAAAGGTGTTAAGTCTATAAATAAAGGGACAACGGTTTTTCAATCACTACCAGAGATATCTGATGTGCAGCCAGTTGATGCAGCAAATAGAGTTTGGATTAAAACGATAGGAGAATGATGACATATGGTAATTAAAGGGCAATATAATGTACCTAGAGAAAACGATCCAAATGTATATGATACGTATCATTTTGAAACATCAATGGATCAGGTAGTTGATTTAGTTGCAGCTTTAGGCAACAAGTTAACAAAAAATGAGGCTATTGTTGGATCTACAAAGGCCAAAATCACATTTGATGCAAACGGTCTAGTAGTCAGCGGTGAGGATTTAATTCCTGAAGACATACCTAATTTAGATGCTTCAAAAATAACAACAGGAAAGTTTGATGTTTCTCTTCTGCCTGCAATAGTTTTAACAACAACACATGTTGTATCATCAGAAGCAGAACAATTAAGTTTAAACAGTACTACACAAGAAGGCGATATTTGTATCCGCTCTGACTTAAAAGTAACTTACATTAGAAATTCGAGCGTTTCATCAACCATGTCAGCATGGACATTACTACAAACACCTACAGATGTTGTCACTAGTGTTGCAGGCAAAACAGGCACAATCATATTAAATGCTGCAGATGTTGGAGCAAGACCTGACACATGGAATCCAAACTATGTAGATGTTGTTGGTTTACTTGATGTGCTAAATGGTAAACAAAGTGTCTCACCAAGTGATGGTAAATATTACTTATTGCATAATGGGACTTTACAAGAGTTTACAGTACCTTCAGGTGTCTACTCAGAAATACTATTAGATACATTAGAAAATGGCGATACCATATTATTATCTACTTTGCAAAATTATGACCTAATACGAATAGAGTTAGAAGTTAATGAACTCACAGAATCTGTTCAAACAACGATTGACATGGATAACAAAACCTTCAACCCCACAAGCTTTACTAGAAAATCATATAGTACTGGCAAACAATGGGCAAACACGAATGAGTCAACATGGTTAGCTGGTGGAGGCATAGGGGTATTTGATGGAGCATACAATGGATATGCAAATCTTATCTCTTATTTGAATACAAATTATCCTGCAGCGAATCAAAACATTGGTTCATTAGCTAGAGGTAACAATGGCACATTACCTATTGTTTATGAATATGCTAAAGTTATCGAAACATATATTTATAGAAACGTTAAATTCACTTTATTGGATGGATCATTTAAAACAATAAATGATACAACTGCAGAATTTCAATCACCAAGCATAACAACTGCAATATATCAATTAAAAATATATGGAATAAACTATTAAAGGAGATAGTATGGACAATCAAATAATACCACCAAAAATACACAATAGATTTGCTTATCGTTTAGGAGCAAGACTTCCTAAAATATTAAGAATCATGTATTACATCGTTTTATTCATGACATTTATTTACTTCATCTATAGATTTTTTGAATGGTTTTTAAAGACATTTCAAAAGCTTGGAGCATTTGCCTTCGATCCCAGAAACTATTGGGCTGGAGTTATGGCATTTGGCATTCTACTTATAGGTGGGTTTATACTAGCTCAATTCATCTTAGGGTTAGATCCAGTAGGAAAAACAATTGACTGGATAGAAAACTCAATAAAACTACTGGAAATGAGGTACTTGTGATGTGATTAAGTTTTTTAAAGAGTTTTGGGGATTGATAGGTGGAGTCTTTATGACTGTATTGTCAAAGTTTATTGACAGTATTGAATTGGTTACACTTCAAAAAGTATTCTACATATCATCAATCATTTTGATTTGGATAGGCACATATCAAGCTTTAACTCATCGTAAGAAGAAGAAAGAAGTTATTAATAAGATATTGCAGATTGAAAAGACCAATAATACGGTCAATTTGGTGAAAGATCCACAGAAAAAAGGTGAATCTATTCTAAAAATTATAGACATTGTTATCATAGGAGGAAAAACAATGAAAGATTATTTGAAAACATTAAGTAAAAAACAATGGTTTTCTTTAGCTGCAACTCTGTTGTTAGTTATTCTCGGAATTGCTTCAGC